CTCGACCAGCCGCATGGTGAGCTGCAGGCCGATCAGCTCCGCAAGATCTTGCAGGATGCGAGGCAGCAGGTCGGTGTTGGCTTGCGCGGGTTTCATTTTTTAACGCCCTTGCCCATAAACACCACACCCTTGGGCATCCATGTCAGTCCGCGTTGCTCCGCCCAATCCATCGCCATTTGCGTGGTGACGGTAGAGAGCACCTCGCGATCCACCACGATATTAACCTTGGGCGATTCCTTCGACAGCCACCAGCTCCATGTTGCCCAGGAGCCAAGGCACATGCCGACGACGAAGCCGCAAATCACCAGCAAAAACTCGTTCATCTGCCTTGCTCCTGCTTGTGCTTCCGGGTGCGCTCCAGCGCGCCAGCAAGCAGCCAGAGCTGCCCTTCGTCCATCATCTCCAGCTTGCGATCCACACCGTTCTGGCGCTTGGCCGCGCCTTCGGCGTATGTCTTGCCCACGCCCATCGAGAGGCATACCGCGCAGATCTTCCGCAGCAGCGGCTGCCGATCGGCGGCGGCTGTTTTGATAAAGGCCCACTCGTTTGGCTTGGACATCGGCTTCCATCCGCACGCCTTGAAGTGATCGAGCACCTTCATCCGTCCGGCGTGGTCGAGGTCTTTGGCCGACCGCACGCGCGCTACCGACCACAGGATGTCGCGATAGGCATCGTCGGCCATGCCGAGCTGTGCCTTCGCCATGTGGATTGCAGCGAGCTCTTTGTTGCGGTTGGCAGGGTATTTGTTGGCCATATCAATATCCGATCTTCACGATCTCGATGGACGTGCAGGTTTTGCGGATGTGGCGGCAGAGTGCCTTGGCGTTGGGCCAGCATGGCATCCAGCATGAATGTGTTTTCTTTGCTTCGGCGGCATGCTCTGCGCGTTGTTCCTTAGTCCAAAGCCTGGACTTACTTTCCTTGATGTACCAATCACGCATTTTTTTATTCCACGCAAACCGCTTCACCTCGCAGTAGAACTTGCGCCGGATTTCACAGTCCTGCGACATCCACTCGCCCTTGATGTACCCATCAACGTAGACCGCCACAACCAGCTTCATCTTGTCGCGCTGTACTTCTGTGCTAATCGTGTGCCCATCGCAAAGCAGTTTCACGCGCCCGAACTGGAGACCTGCCTCGGCCTCGATCTGCGTCCATTGCTCTTTGGTAATAGCCATATTTACCCCGCGAAATGTTTGTCGTGGATGCGCTCGATGCACTCGATCTGCTTGGCAGAAAGGGTGGCGGTTTTGTTTCCGCCATCGGTCATGGCGCTGATCGAGGCGACAAACTTGCTCTCCCATTCGTACAGGTCTTTTGTGCCCTGTAAACCCGTGATGCGCTTGATCATGGTTCCGATGCTGGTCATTTCAGCTCACCACCTTAAGGACGCGTCGAGGCTCAACGATCGTCCGCGCCTCGATAACCTTGATGCCGACACGGTGCGCGACGTGCATTTCCAGGTGTGCCCCGTTGGAATCCATCCAGCCGTCGAGCATGGCGATGGTGTCGCAGTCGAGCAGTTCCTTGAGGTCGTTGCGCAGGCACTCGTGCCAGGAATGCTGGGCCTCTACCGGATTCAGGTCGACCGGGTTCACCACGTCATAGCCAAGCGCCCGCAGGCGGTCTGCCTCGGCGTTAAACGCCGGGAAGTTGTGCTCCGGTATCCCGGTCATCGGGCCGGAAATGTAGATGCGGTTCATGATTCGCGGTACTCCGGATATTCGTTGTAGAAGGCGTCCTCTGGCTTTTCGTTTTCCCAATTCGATGTCCACGCATCGAAGTCACGCACCAGGCTGGCAAGCATGTGTGCTCCGGCCACCTGTTTCAGCGCCGCGTACCATGCTTCCGCCGTTGCAAAACCACCGTTTTGTGCGCCTAAGACCACGCTCTCGCGCACATGCTCGATCGCCTTGTCAGGCTCTGCGGTGCGCCAGTCCGGCCACTTGCGTGCCATGTTGCGCTCCAGCTTTTCCTTGATTGCTTCGCAGATCTCTTCCGGGTAGTACCCGGCGCGCCATGCACCATCCAGTGCCAGCAGAATCACATCAACCCACTCGACCAGGTCGCGCGGGTTGTTGGCGATTTCTTCCAGCTCCTTCTTGATGTGGTCGATCAGCCCCTCGGTGCGCAGGCCAGGGCCGAAAGTTCGCATCGAGAAATCCTGCTGCCGCTCCATGTGTGCGACCAGGTCAAAGGATTTCACGCCGCCACCTCTTCATCCTCGGCACCCTTCAACAGCGCGCTTACAAGCTTGTCGACCTCGCTGAACGGGTCGCTAATGAACGCCACGTCGCTGTCGCAGGTGACGGTCGCGCCGATCTTCTTGAGCTGCGCGACATCGAGCTTGTTTATGGCTTCCTTGGAGGGCTTCTCGGTCGTTATGATCAGATCGTCGGCGAGTTCGGGCAGGTGCTTGTGGATCAGCTTGATCACATGGTCTTCGTCGGCGAATTTGATCTTGCCTTTTTCCTTCTTGAACCCGAGCCTGATGCCGTGGAGGATCTGCGACTTCGGGCGCGTGAACTGATCCTCGCTGTCCGCCACCAAGGCAAGCAGGGAGTCGCCGGTATTCCTGGCTTCTTCGATCGCCTTGCGCAGCCTTGCCATGCGCTTGCGCTTGACGGCATCGATCTCTGCGTTAAGCAGCGTCAAAACGTTGACGAGCTGCTGGCGTGCCTGGGCGTATGCCTTGGCCTTGGGTTCGATTTCTTGCATTGTTGCCATGTTGTTTTCCTTTCGTTAGGTGGGTACATGAAGCTGCCCGAGCAGATCCGGCAGCGGGATGTTTCTTAGCCGAGATTCCAGCGTCAGGCTGTGCATGGCGCGACTGCGCAGGAAGTCGCAGGTGTGCTGCAGCTCTTCGGCGTTTGCCGCGATGTAGTAGCCGTCCGCAGGTGTTCCGCAGATCGCATTGCCTTCGTCGCGCAGCTCGCTGACCAGTTTGCGCACATGGCGTTCTGTGGTGTCGAGCTGCAGGGCTAGCTGCTTGACGCCGACGCCGTTGCCCCTGCCGATGTGGTGCGAGAGCAGGTTGAGCAGTTGATTAGTTGTTGCCATCGTTTTCCCCTCCTTTGCGTAGTGCGGATTTGACGAATTCGGGCATGGGTTGCCGCTCGGTTTTTGGCGTGTGGGGGCTATCCTCAAATGTTTTGTGGCTGGCATGTTTGCCCACCGGCGTGCGCCCGGCCTTGTGGTTCTCCTGTTGCGTCTCGGCTTTTGCCTCTGCCTTGCTGCTGTAGCCGACGATCACTTCCAGCAGGTAGCCGTGCGATTTAAGCGGCAGGGTGAGTTTGTCGCGCTTGGCGATCATCTCTGTCAGTGCCATCTGCCAGTAGTCCTGCGGTGCGCTCCAGATGCGCCCGCCGCGCTCGATCTTGGCCTCAGCGATCATCGGCTGCAGTTCATTCAGCAGGCTAGCCAGGCGATCCATCGAGAGCTGGCGCTGCGCCGGGCGAAACAGGGCGATGTATTGCACCAGCAGCTTGCCGAGCGGTGCGGGCAGGCCCAGCGCGGCCATGACGGCGTCGCGCGCGCCTTCGTGCCCGATCAGTACGTCAAGGCTGGCGACCGCTCCGCAGGCTGGGCAGGTGGTTTTCATGCTGCGCGCCTCCGATCGATCTTGCGGGCGATGCGCGCGCTTAACACGCCGATGGCGGTGGCGCAGACTTCGTCGTCGTGGCTCAGCACGCCATTGAGTGCGTGGATAACGGCGTGCGCGACTTCGTGCGGAACGTACTCTTGCAGCTTTCCGTCCAGTGGCAGAACAATGGTGCCGACACAACGCGCTGCGCGTTGTGCGGGCAGGAAGAAGGCGCAAACCGTCTTACCGTCGTTGCATCTTCGCGCTACAGCCTGGTGTTCGCGGTGCACGTCAGCAACGGTGGGTAGCAGCTTGACCTTGATGCGGATGTTGCTGTGCGATACGGTGAAGTTTTTGGCGGGCATCAGTGCGCCCCCATCTTTTTGAGCATGTGACGAATATGATGCTCGACGGTCTTTTGCAGGCCCGGCACAAGCAGCGCCGCTTCAAGAGCCTCGCGATCCATGCGCCTTACCGCATGCAATCGTTCATCAACAGCTTGGTAGACGGTTTGCAGGTCGCCGTATTTGGGGCCAAAAAACGGCCACATTGGGTTTGATTTATCCATCAATATCCCCTTTCATAGCGCCAACCTTTGCTGGCCAGCGGCCTCAAGCTCCTGCGGCGTTGGCGGGATCGGCTCCAGTTCGGACTCTTCGTCCCAGCAACACAGGTGCGCGTGTTCCCGGTCGTCGTAGGTCTCGCCGCATTCAGCACATTCCCACATGGTCACTTGCTCGGCTTCTGGCGGACAGCAATCTTCTGCCTCAAGCCTGTGCTTATGCAGCTCTCCGCATGTCTGGCACTGGAATTTGGTAACGGCTTTCGGGTTCATGCTTCTCCCCCTTCTTCCATCCAGCGCACTTCGCAGCCGAAGCGTGTCACGAACCGATAGCGCTTCTTGCCCTTCGGGCCGTTTTCGAATACCCGCACCGCCCCCTCAAACTTCTCGCAGAGTTTGCTGTTGCGGATCGTGATGAGCGGGAGCACTGGCCCCTTTTGAACTTTCAGCACCTCGAGCCCTTGCGCCTTGAGCCAGCTCACACAACCGTCGGTCACGTGGTCGAGCATCTGGCGCTCGACAAAATTCAGAGGTTTGCTCATTTCCGCACCCTCCTTACTTTGCAGCTCACCGCTGTGCCGTCGCCGAGGTCAATCCTTCCACCCTGCAGGCAGTGAATTAACAGCGCTTCCAGGTTGTCTTCGCTGCGTTGAACCTTCCCGACCGCGACCACCTGCTGGGACGCGACCGGCTCTGCGCTGCTCTGCGCGGTCGAGGCGAGAATCACAAAGGCAATGGCCAGGGCGATCAACACTGCGAAGATCTGGCTGCGGCGCTCTCTGAGCGCGTTGATGCGTGGTGCGTGGTCATTCATGATCATTTCCTCCTCTGACTCTGAATGTGTAGCGGTGCTTGCAGGTTTTGCACATGCGCCGTTGCGCCAGGCGTGCAGGGTCGTGTGCCGGGGTCGGCGCGCTGTGCGTCTCCCTGCAGTCTTCCCCGGTGATCTCGGTTTGCATGTACGGGCATTCCCAGCGGTCGTAGATCTTGAGTACTTCGGTTGCGACTTTGTCGGGTGTAGAGCCCTTGGGTTGTATGCCGTTAAGCACCTGCGAGATGCGGGCGCGCTTGTAGCCGAGCTTTTCCGCCACGGCAGTGACGCTGCTTGCCGCGCACGCCTGGTGCAGGAGCTGGTACCAGCGCTCGTCGGCGTAGGGGATGACGCGATCAGGGTGCCTCATTTGTCCAGCTCCTCGGCGGCGTCATCTGCTGTCTGCTGCCAGACGATGTCGTGCGTGTTCGGGTCGTAGACCGCCTTGAGGCGCGTGATCATCGGCGGGCGCGGGCCGCTGATCTTGCTGCGGAGCAGCCTGTATTGAGACTCGACACCGCCACGGCCCCTGCCGCCGCCTTCGCGCTCTACCGTTAAATACCCGGCTCGCGCAAGGAAGATGCAGTAGGTTTTAACGGTGTTTTCTTTTGCGCCGGACATTTTTGCGAGCACCCGTGCGGTGAAGCTGCCGAGCGCCTGCATCGCGCTCCAGATGGCTTCGTTGCCGTTGCCCTGGGTAACGATCTCGCCCCTGCGATTGACGCGTGGTGCCTCTGCGCCAAGATCTTGATTCAGGCGGTAGATGGTGATCACGCGCGGGGCGTGTCCCGCCCGCACGACCTTGAGGATTCCTGCCCGAGCCAAGCCGCGCAAATAATCGTTGGCTGTGTCATTCGGCACACCACCAGGCGTGACGTCCTTTTGGTTGAACTGCGCATCACGCAGGAAGTGCTCGCGGATCAACTCCCAGATGCGCTGGCGCTGGCTTTTGCCGCCCGCCAGTTCGAGGTGGATAGGTTCACGCGCCATAGTGTTTCTCCACGCGCAGTTGATAGTGTGCGCCACATTCACAGGTGCGAATTTTTGTCGGCATTACGCCGCATCTGTACATCGCTGGCGTGATGTGTTCGTCTGCGTTTTTAATGGCCTGCCAATCACCCCACCGATGAAAGAATCGGCATTTTTTCGGGGCAAGTAGTATTTTGATGAGCGTCATCTCACCCCCTCCTCGGCGGTTCGCCGGTGTGGATCGGGCGCGCACCCCACAGCTCCAGGGTGACCTTGTCCCAGGCGTTGCCCATCGCTTCTTCCTGGATGGTTTCAAGGTTGGTCGATATCCGGCGCACGCTGCCCTTGGCTTTTTCCACAAGCCTTTCCAGCAGGCAGTCGACCACCTTGACGTGCGGGCAGTAGAGTTTGGCCAGCTCGCGCGCATCTTCGATGCTGGCGGGTTGTGCCGGGTACCAGTCCAGGATGCGCCCGTGGAAGCGTTCCCACTGCTTTAGCTTTTGCGGCAGGGCTTCTTCGCCGATGATGAGGATCGCGGCCTTGCTGCCTTCGTACAGGCTGCGGATCGCTTCGACCAGGTTCTTGTCCACCACGTAGTCAAACTCGTCGACGATCAACGGACGGCCTGATTGCTCAAGCTGTGCCACGATCATCTTGGCCATGTCGTCCACGGTGTGACCGGGCTTGAACTGCAAGCCGAGCGCGCGGCAGATGTCCTTGAGCATCGCCTTCTTCGTCCAGAAATCGTTTGCCTGGACGTAGTACGCGCGGTTGCGTGCGGCGACCCATGCTGCAGCCATGCTCTTGCCGAAGCCGGACGGCCCGTGCATGACTACCAGACCGGGCTGGTGCAGGCCGCGTCCGAGTGCGCGGCTGACAGCTCGTTCTGCAACCGCGATGTTGGCTAGCGGCGCGATTCCTGCTGGTGCTGGCGGTGCTTGTGTTGTTTTCGCTTTTTGATTCATAATGACTCCTGTAGTTGTAGTTACCTTGCTTCACCGGCCCGTCAGAGTTGCAGCTCTGATGGGCTTTCTTCTTGGCGCATCGCCCGGATAGAGCGATACGCCGATGTCTTGGGGAACCCTGCATGGAAGCGCTGCTGCCAGGGTTCCGTTAAATTCCCGCCTGCTGTCACTACGCCGTCCAGCTCCTGCCAGAGGTCGAACTTCGCCTCGTTGCTCATGCCTTCGAGCGGGCTGACGCTGTGCTGCACGGGTAATTCGATGATGGTCGGGGTCGGGTTTGTTGCGGCTGCATGGAGCTGGCGCGCTTCTTCCATGAGTTTTGCGTGTTCTGGTGAGAGTGCAGGTGTTTCCTGCGCCTGCAGCACGCGCTCTGCTTCGCGCAGCGCGTCGGTGCTGTGGCCCTCGGTACGCTTGGCCAATATGGCCACTTTGCCTGCCTTTTCGGCTCGACCGACAAGGATGTCCCGCACCAGCGCGTCGGTGGACATTGGGAGTGTTGCTTTCGCCGCCCTGTATTCGCGCCGTTTTTCGGCGATGAATGCCTGTTGTTTCTGGCGGCCATGTGCCGCGACTTCCTGACGATCCATGCCGGTGCGCTCCGGGCACTCAGCAATGCAGAGGAATTTGCCGTCGACGTAGACGATGAGCTTGCCCAGGTCATTCGGGTCGAGGCGGATGTCGGCCTGTTTGCCCTGGTGGATCGGCAGCTCGGCGTGGATGAATGTGGCGTTGTCATAACGGATGCCCTTCTTGGTGATGATCGGAAGGCGACCAGCGGGCTTGGCCAGCAGGATGTCGAAGGCGCGCTCGTTGTCGATGCGCTTGATGGGCCCGGTATAGTTGGCCACTCGCTGGAATGGCGACATGCCCAGGCTGCGGTGTTCGCGCTGCATGTAGATGCCATCTACCCACTGATCGGCGAGCAGCTGCAGCTCGTCGACGGTCATGTCCACGGATACCACTGCGTTCTTCTTGAACAGGTTCTCGGCGAAGCTCTTCTTGGCCTCGATCTGCTTGCGCTCGGCTACGCTGTGG